GGTTGCCGTATTTGGCAATCAGTTCTGGGAGTTGTTTTTCCAGCGCGTTGACCAGCGCGAGGTTGCCGTCCTGGATGCTGTTCCATTCCTCGGCTTGTACCTTGCTGCTGTTGAGCGCTTGGGCGAATTGCGTCATAAACCCGGCGGCGGCCCCGGCGGACGTGCCGGACACTTTCAGCCCGGCGGCGGTGGCGGCGAGGATGTCGCCTAAATCCTGCTGACTCATGCCCAGCTTTTGCACGGCCGGGGCGAGCTGCTGATAGGTCTGGCCGATGGAGGACAGGTCTTGCTGATAGGTGTTGGCGATCCGCCGGACACTGTCTAAAGCCTGGGCATATTCCTGAGTTGTGCCGGAGGCGAGTTTGAGCCGGGCGGTCAGTTGGGTATACGAGTCGGCGGTGCGTATCAATTCGCGCACGCCAAAAGCGGCGGCGAGTCCGGCTAGTGCGGTCTTTGCCGCGCTGGCGGCACTGCCCATGCCGTCCAGTGATCGCTTGAACTTATGCGCATCCTGCTCGGCCTTTTGGCTGGCGTCTCCGGTCTTGGATATAGCCGCCTTCACGCCTTCCAGCGACGTGATGGCGGCTTTGCCATCTGCCGTGATCTTGATGCCGAGTTGGATGTCGGAAGCCATAGCGTCAGTTTTGCTTGTTGAGGAGTGGCAGGGCGGCGGATTCCATGACCCTTAGCGATTCCATGATTTCCCCGGCTTTAGCCTGGTAGCCCATGGCCTGTAACACGGTATAAGCCTCGCTGTAGCGCAGTCCGTGCCAGACGAGCATCCCGCTCATACCGGCATATTCCTTGCGCCATTGCGTTTGTAGCGCCAGAAAAACCCGGACAGCCGGCCAGTTTTCCGCGTCCACGATGCAATGCGGTTCATCTTCTGCCGCGGCCGCTTCTGCGAAAGCGTCAATGGGCAGGCCAAAGGCGGCCAGGTCGTCCTGCACGCTGTCCGCCCCGGTGGCGGCGCATTGGCCGGCGCTGCGATCCGGCAGCGCCCAATGCCGCGCCGCCGCCTTTAGTTTTTTGTTTTCCGGCCCCCACCCAGGGTTGCCTCGAAGAACGCTTTCACGATTTCCCCGGCCGCGTTGGGGTAGTTGTCCAGCAAGGCGGCTACGTTTTCCCGGTTAAACTCCACCGGACCATCGTCCGCCTCTACGCCTTTCCAGCCGTCGGCGATATCCATCACATAGTCCACGTCTCTTTCCAGCGTATCCACGTCTTGATCACTGGCCGCCTCTTGCGCTTTTTGCAGCGCATTGAGTCTCGACCGGCTTAAGCGCTTGAACCGGAACTCGAACCGGGCCGTTTGACTGGCCCCGGCGTCCGTAACGATGGGGAGGTTGATGGGGTAGAAAAAGCTATCGGTTTTTTTTGCGAGGACGAAAGCCATGAGTCACCTATTGTCAGTTGGAAAAATAGTCCCTGCCTTTATCGCCCGGTGGCAGGGGGCCGGTAGACAACCCGTGTTTGGGCCGCGATGCGTGGAGCCGTCCCGGGCTTATTTGACGACGATACGCACCTCGTCATTGGCGATGAGCGGCAGGGCGCGGACGCTGGCGTCAAACATCACGATGCCGTCCGAGTCGGAATACTTCGGCTCGGCAAGCTGTGCGTTGGGCAGGAACAGGGCCACGGTATTACCCGCGCTCAATCCATTCTGGATCAGGAGCGGGTTCTTCGTTGAGGAACGCACCTGGCCAAACCAGTCGTTAAAACTGACCGTCGTCGCTTCGATCGACACATTACCCTTGGGCTGGCGGTCGGTCAGGATGACGCCCGCCGCGCCGATGAGCTGGCGATGCTTGACGGCGTTCGCCATGTCCAGGTCGAACTTCATGAGTTGCACCCCGGTGGCGCTACCATCCGCCTGTTTACCTGCAATGACGGCCAGGGTGTTGGTCGAACCGACGGTTTGCGGGGATTGGAAGCCGGTGTAAACCGGCGTGGCTTCGCTGGCATCCGCAATGCCGCCGTACACGCCCGTCATGTTGAAGGTAATCGAAGGCCGGTCGTTGGCGGTCATATTAAAGGAGGGTGAGCCCTTCACGCCTAGCAGCTTGTGCCGGACGCCAGCGACGTTGTAGTAGATCGAGAGCGTCTCGAAGCCCGTGGAAACGGGCAGGTAAGTTGCATTTGCCCCGATGGAATAACCGGATGAAACGGCGGGCGCGGTATCCCAGTTCTTGTGCACCGTCGCCACTTTGGTCGAGCCGTTGTAGGCGATGATGACCCTTGGCGTACCGAAATCCGTGCCGCCGGTGGTGTAGCTGATCGTCGCGCCGACGTAGGCGTTATCCGTTGCCGATGCGCCAGAGGCCAAGGTGATGGTCGCGGCGGCCCCGGCTTGTGCGGCGCCTGTGACGGGGGCGGCGGCCAGGGTTTGCGCGAAACCGCACGCCCGCAGCATGGGCCCCCAGGGCGCGGCGGTGCCAGCGGTAGCCGTGCCGGCCAGGTCCATGGTGCAGGACATGGTGACGTAATCCTCAACCCGGAGCGATGGGGATATGCCGAAGTAGGGGCGGATATAAGCGAGGTCGACCTCCGAACCGGCCAGCGGCTCGATAGAGAGGTCAGAAACCAGCATGGCATTATTGGTGCCATCCGGCGTGATATCCTGCCCCTCTGTAGTCTCGATCTTCGAAAGCAGAACGGCGTTTCGGGTATATAAGCGAGTGGACATGATTTGCTCCTGACTTAGGTGTTAGGGGTGGCGGGCGGCTTGGTCTTGCTGGCCGTCGAGGCAGGCTTAGATTCCGGCGCGGCTGGCGCTTCCGATGCTGGCTCCGGTTCAGCGCCAGCCTCTTCTGGGGCGTGATAGCCGGTGCGCTCCAAGAGCGTCAGGCTGCCGTCCGGGTTTTGTATGTAACTGCCGCCGATACCGGCGTAGGGATTACTCATGATAGTGGCCTCGATGGTAGTGGTCAGGGATTATCCAGGTGATAGGACGTGCGCCAGTCGTCGAGCCACATGATCGTACCGGCCTGGGCATAGGCGAGCTGTCCGCCGATGAGCAGCAGTTCGGTATAGCCGGGGTCCGGGATCAGCCCATGCAGCGCGGTTTGTACTTCAGTCCTTGCGGCATGCACCCCAGCCATGGCGGCCGCCCCATAGGAGTCGGTCACGTCGCGGTTGAAGATCAAGAGACGCAGGGTGACGGTCACGCGCTGGCAAGGGCCGCCGGTCGACCGCGTGTTGTCTTCGGCGCGCTCCGATAACCCGTGAATCACGATGCACGGCATGGCGTTGAATGCCTTGACCGCCTCGGCTGCGCTTTCGAGGTTCGTGGCCACGGTCACTCGGCCATTAAAGGCATCCAGGGCGCGCAGGGTATTGACGAGCGTGTCGAGGTTCATGGCTGACGCGATGGGGGTTGGCGCGATGCTTCGCCGGGCAGCCAGCCGTAGTCGCAGGATAGCCCCGCTTCGCCGCGGAGGGCGTTAAGTTCGCCGCTCGCCAGGCAGGTGTTAACGCTCTTTGGATCGAGATGAACGAACGGCTGGCAGGTCATTTGACACCCCGGTAGCAGTCCCGCGAGGCCACATAGGCCCGCAAGAAGCGCTCGCCTTCGGCGTCCGTATCGATGTACTGGCCGTCGAGTTCGATGCGCATTTTCGCCGGGATAGGCATCAGTGGGGGGCATTTCGGTTTTTGCAGCGCCTGGATGGCCGCGTCGATTTGTGGGGCGGTCACGCGGTGCTCGACGCCCGGTGTACAACCCAGTAATCCAGCGGCGGCAATCCATAACGCGGCGGTTTTCATTAGGTAGCGTCTTTCTTATTCAAAATGGCATGGCATCCACTATCACAGCCTGGGTAAGCCCGCTGCAGTGAATGCGCGGCGATACTTCCGTTGTTATAAAGCATATCAAAGGCGAATAATACCAATATCCCCATAGCTATACCGCATAACGACAGCGTGATAACAAACGCTACTTGCGAGCGTTTCATTTTAGATGCTCCTTCGTCCAATCCCAAATCCCGGCGGCGGCTGTCAGTAAGCCCACGGTTGATATGATGAACCATCGGAAAATGGCGGCGCCAAATTCCCACTGGAAAATTTTCTGCTCAATTTGTTCCTGGGCGGTGCGGATCGGCGCGAGTTCCATTTTCAGAATTTGCCTCAGCCGGTCCTCGCTGACTCCAGTCTCTGGCGGGGGTCGCCGCGCTTCTCCGTTCAAGTCAGTCATGCAGAAACTTCCATACCGCGCATAACTCAATTATCCGGCGATAGGTAAAGCCTGGATTCTGCCGCACGGCGGCGGACCAGTCCGCCCAGTTTTCTGCCCCCCGCCTTGACCCATAACAGAAACGCGGCGGCGGCTAGTTTGGGCTTCCCGGCGCAATGCCAGCGGCGGATTGAAGAGCGAAGATAAGCCTTTTCTCCGCAGTTGAACGCCATGCTAACCATGGCTGAAAATAGATTATCGGTAGTCGGCACGGCATGCGTGGCCGCGTCTACCGCCGCCTCAAAGCGCTCAAGGTCGATCTTTAACAGGTCTTCAGCTTGATCTGGCGTGATGCGCATGCCATGGTGGACATGCCGCCCGGTGGAGCCATACCCGATGGTCCAGACGCCTGCCGGGCAGAGGTAGGCCGTCAGCCGACAGCCCTCGAAGGTTTTAATCAGGGCCAGTCCAGCCGCATTGATCTGTCTCATCTGCGCCCACGCTTTAGCACGTCCTGAATGCGTTCGTCCTCCTGATTCAATACCCGCTCTTTCAGCGCTTGCCCGTCTTCCGCCGTCAGCCCGCTTCCGGCCGTGCGCCAATTGATGGCGGTCATGCAAATGCAGAATAGCGAGATTAACCCGGTCCGTTCCCAGCCTTCCGGCATATTTGCAATGACCGGCGCGAAGAGCGCCATTCCGCCCCATGCGGCCGCTTTGACGTTGTTTCCGGTATCCGATGACAGCTTCATGCGTGCAGCCTCCTGAAAGCCTCGTGCAGCAGTTCCCGGCTCAGTCTTTTGAGAGCAGTAGCCGCCGGGATGAAGTGGGCAATAGCCATGGGCCTTCCGGTAGTTGCAGGGCGGATGGTCATCATGCACGCCCCACCCACAGTAACACCTTAACCACGATGTTGACGACCTCGTTTGAAAGATTACCGGCTAGGTCAACGATTAAGTCAGCCGTGCGCTGATGCTTGAGACTCATGCCTGCTGCTCACGGTCCGGGTCGATGTCGCCCGCGAGGCGGGCGACCCACAGTATTGTACGGATAACCCAATCGACAAGGGTGTCCGCCAGACCGGGGACAAAGCCGCGAATAATCTCTGCGGCCGTTGCGTGCTTAATGGATTTGTCGATCTCGCGGTGCGCCAGTTCGACGATGAGGTTTTTGACGCGGTCGATGCGGTCCCGGGTAAGCGCTTTTTCAGTGAAGTTGCCGATCAGCAGGCTTGCGGCCCACCAGAGCACGCTTCTCATGCCGCGCGCGAAAACTTGATTCATCTTCTTGTCCCGATAGACGCCTGCACAGGCTTTGCTTAATCATCGGACATTCCGGACGGGAATGGATTGTGAAGGGTTTCAGATGTGGCGTTAGGCCGCTTTATCCTTTTGTTAGGCCCGCGTTGCCTTTATTTCAAGATACTCGGGAACAATCTCCAATATTCTATCGTGCCGCCTGCTTACGGCTTTACACGACTGCATCATGCGCCCGGCGGCTCCGGCTGCCAGATTGAAGACCTGGCCTTTGCTGTTGGACTGCCTCGCTGACGGGTAAAGCTCATTGGCCACTTGCTGCGCTGTTACTGTTTTGTGCCCCCTGCCGTAGAGGGTAACTATTGCATCCATTACCCCTGTCGTATTCATATCTCTATCGCATTGGCCTGCTCAAACAGGTTGTCCACAAACTCATCCGTCCAGCCCATTTGTTGCTGCATCCATAGAATAGCCGGGGATATACGCCGCCACACGGGGATGGAGTCGAAGGCCAGCTTGTAAAGCGCTGGTGTATCCGGATCATCGAGGATAGCCTGCACGGCGGCCATTTCCCCAGCTATAAGTAAAGCGGCTTTGCCGTTGAATATCGGCGTAGTCATACCCTCCCGCTTGGCTTGCAAGCGGGCGGCACGTTCTTCGTTATTTAATGAAATGACCCGCCATTTTTGTACCCATTTATCAATAACCCACTCTGGAGAATCCTCTTCGAGCTTTTCGATATCAGGATTAAATTCAGGTTTTGGTATTTCGTCATACCATACATACTCGCTTCCTTCTGGGGGGGCGAAAATATCAGTGAAGGATACCTGCGGATAACGCTGTTTAACCTGGGCTTCGGTTACTGAGTATTCGTTGGTTATTATGTTTAAGTAAGGCATTTCATTTTTAGTTAGGGTTTGAACGTGATCCGAACTCTACCTATTGCGCCCGCCGGGGTGCCTGAAGACGCGCCGCTGCCGCCGCCGCCAGGAGCCGTACCGGCATTACCGCCAGACGCATACGCGCCGCCATTGCCGCCTTTCATATCACCAGAGCCGCCGCCAGTCGTGCCGCTGCCCGCGCCGCCGTCACCGCCCGCGCCGCCGCCTGCCGCCGAAGACCCCGTAGTCCCGTTGGCCCCCGCGTATTCCGTTGTGCCGATACTGTTTACCGTTGAGCCGCCTACCCCGGCGAATGCAACTATTAGATATATTCCGGCTGTTCCCCTATACCCTAAACATCCTTGTGTTGTGCTGGTAGGTGCGGCATTACTCCCTACCCGTACCCAGCTATCGTTTGCAGTGGTACCTACATCATCTGTAGCGGCAGTCCCGACTTGATAATAAACAACAGTAGAACCGCCCGTGACCGCCAAATTCTCCGTTTTGGCATAACCACCACCCCCACCGCCTGCTCTTCTGCTAGCTATCGAATTGCCATACCCCTTGCCCCCGCCGCCAATCGCTTCGACTGTGACTTTTGAGTAACCCGCAGGCGTTGTGTAACTGCCTGTCCCAGACGTGGTGACGAGATAAACAACATCTGGAAGTATTTTTGGTACAGCCGCCCTAACCGCATGATGTAGCATCAGGCATACCCTACAAGTGCCGCGTAAATAGTCGAGCCATCCTTCCAGAGTTCAATTAAGGTACTCCTAGATGTTGATAATGTTGGGGCACTACCTGCCGCATCCGTTGCGGATACCCATGTCGGGTTTACCGAAGTCCACGTAATCGTGTATGTGGACGAGGTACTTACTCGCAATAGCACCGATTGCCCATCAAGAAAATTCGTGGCGACTGGAGTTCTTGTCGCGCCTAATGTGACTTTCTGAATACCGCCATTGGCCGGGTTGACCTCAAACCCCGCTGCATCCGTGATCGTGAAAACCGTTTCCTTGGTTCCGGTCAGAGTTTTTGCGCTGAGTGTCTGTGTATCAGAGGTGCCCACAACGTCGCCAGAAGGTATGGCCTTTTGCGAGGCGGCCCCATCGACATTGCCGGATGAGTTACTGAGCACGAAACTCGACGCGGCAAGGCCAGATAGTGTGTTGCTATCGGCGGATATTGTTTTGTTAGTCAGCGTTTGTGTGTGCGCCTCAAAAACAAACGTATCACTAGCGGTTAGCAATGGGAGAGTAACTGTCCTATTCGCCGCTAACTCTGAAACCGCAATATCGTAGGTGTTGTTCGCGCTTGTATCGTTGATTTTCGGCAGCGTTAACGTCTTCGCGCTCAGTGTCTGCGTGTCTGACGTGCCGACAATCGTGCCGGACGGGCCCGTCATCGTCGCTGCCGTACCAAGCCCTAACGTGGTCCGTTGCGCCGCCGCGTCAGCATCATCGACCAGAGCCCGTCCCGCCGTGGTAAACGTAGCGAGTGACGCCGTTCCAAGCCCCGTAAAGTAGGGCAACCTGTCCTCCGCGCTCGTCAGCCCGGCAATGGCCGCAAGCTCGGCGTCATAAGCCTGGACTGTCGAACCGATAGCGGACGAGGCGAGATAGTCGAGCGAATCGCCCGCCCCTAGTTCCTGAATCGTACCCGAATAGTTAACTAGGGGCTTTTTGACAGCCATGGTTTAGGCCAGTACGAAGGGCGCTTGGGATTGGAAGTTGATTTTGTCTGCGGCAACCGCAAAACCAATGCGCTGCACGACGTTCCCAGAGGCCGATGGAGCGGTCGACACAGCTTGACCAGCCGTTGCGGCAGACAAAAATACCGGGCCTGGAGTTTGGCCAGTCACCGCCGTATTAGTGCCTTCAAAGTACACCGTTCCCGATGCGCTTTGTGATATAGCGGATAGGACGAATCCATGCGCCTCTTTACCAGCCGTCGCGGCATCAGCCTTGCGAATCTTTGGTCCAGAAGAGTTCCACACGTTAACAAAATCACCAGCCGCTACATTCTCAGATGCCGTCAATGTCAGAGCGTCAGCCCCTACCCCTACTGGCATCATCGTGTCAGATATCTTGCCTGAGCTATCAAGCGCAACCAGCTTCCCTGCGTCGCCAGCCCCTTCAGAATTGTTTTTCGAGTTGACGATGGTGGAATCGAGTATCCCGCTGGCATTCAAGGCCGCGAGCTTTCCCGAGTCGCCCGCACCAGCGCTGGTAGTCTTGCTGTTGACGATGCTTGAATCCAGTATGCCAGAGGCGTTTAGCGCCGGAATCTTATCGGCATCGCCAGCGCCGGCGCTGGTAGTCAGCGCGGCTTCCTCGGTCAGTACGCCGGCCGAGTTCTTGAAAAATTTCTTGGTGGATAAAGTGCCCATGGTTTAATCTCCTAGATTGAGTGGGGTTTGCAGGTCGACGAGCATCTTGGTAGCCGCGAGGGCTATCCCGATGACTTGTATGAATCCCGAGGTTGGAACGGTTTGCGTGAGCAGGCCATTGACGCCGCAGAAAATCTTGCCTGGACTCCAATTCCAAGAGGGTTCAATAACTTCCCCGGCTTGCGTGATTTCAATGGGTGCGCCTTGCATGGCGGCTACAGTAGTGATCCCGATCACCTTGCCGATATGGGAGGTATCGCTCTGGTCCGCGTAAAGCGCCTGGCCGGCGCCATCGGCAATGACTGCGCGATGTCCGCCAAGTGCGGTTCCTGCCGCGAGGGTGACGATATTCGATCCTGACTCGGTAGCCGCTACGACCGGCCTCGGGTCGATGATGATCCGGTCAGGCGCGATAGCGGTGGCGATTTGCTGGACAAAAGCCAGCCCCGCGACGGATTGAGTAAGCTGGCCGGCAATGCCCACATAAACCGGGCCCGGCTGCCAGGTCCAGGTGTCCTCGATATGCGTCCCCAGGAGCTGGATGATGCTCCTATCGGCGAAGTCGCAACCGCAGGTTGTCAACCCGACCGCTAACCCGGCGTCGTAGATATTCCCGCCGTCGCAGTACAGCGCCACGCCGTTGTAAATTTGAACGGCCCGGTGAGGTTCCAGCGAGTTCGCGGAGGAGATGCTGATCACATGCCCGCCCGGCGGCCCCTGCGGGCCGGAAGGCGGCATGAGGACAGTGACCGGCGAATCGCCGGTAATGGCGGTTGTGCTGGTCCTATCGATGATCT